GCCCAGGTGCTGGCAGACACCATGGCCGAGGCGCACTTCTGGGCGGTGGACAAGCCCATGCACCCCTCCCTGGTGCGCGACATCGTCGAAGGCATCAACGCCAAGGGCCGCGAGCTGGTCCGCCTGGGCTACCTGCTCGGCTTCGAGTGCTGGTACGACGAGGCCGCCAATGACAAGGACACCCTCAAGGCCGGCAAGCTCTACCTGGACTACGACTACACCCCGGTGCCGCCGCTGGAAAACCTGCTGCTGCGCCAGCGCATCACCGACCGCCACCTGGTCCAGTTCGCCGCCGCCGTCAACGCCTGACACCCATTCACCTGCGCGGCCCAGGCCGCGCCGTAGGAGAGCCCGACCATGGCCCTGCCCAAGAAACTCAAGCACCTCAATCTGTTCAACGACGGCAACAGCTACCTCGGCATTGCCAAGGCCGTCACCCTGCCGGTTCTCGGCCGCAAGCTGGAGGCCTACCGGGGCGGCGGCATGGACGGCCCGGTCAAGGTCGACCTGGGCCACAGCGACGACGGCCTGCAGCTGGAGTGGACCCTCGGCGGCTGGGATCTGATCGCCGTGCGCCAGTTCGGCGCCACCAAGGTCGACGGCGTGCAGCTGCGCTTCTCCGGCTCGGTGCAGCGCGACGACACCGGCGAAGTCAGCGCGGTGGAGATCGTCACCCGCGGCCGGCATGAAGAGATCGACTTCGGCGACGCCGAGCCCGGCGAAGACACCGAGCACAAGATCACCACCGCTCTGACCTACTACAAGCTCAGCGTCGACGGTGAGGTCCTCATCGAGATCGACCTGCTCAACTTCGTCTACATCGTCGACGGCGACGACCGCCTGGCAGAGCACCGCAAGGCCCTCGGCATCTAAGCCGTGCACAGCCAGCGCCCCCCTTTCCGCAACCCGTCAGCAGCGCCCCTGCTGGCGGCCTCAACGCACCCAAGGAGCAACCCCATGGAAACCCCCGAGACCACCGCCGAAAAGGCCAAGAACCCCAACGAAGCGGTCATCAAGCTCGACACCCCTATCAAGCGCGGCGAGACCACCCACGACACCGTCACCCTGCGCAAGCCCATGAGCGGCGAGCTGCGCGGCGTCACCCTGGTCGACCTGGTGCAGATGGACGTGCTGGCCCTGCGCAAGGTGCTGCCGCGCATCAGCACCCCCAGCCTGACCGATCACGAGATCGGTGCCATGGACCCGGCCGACCTGATGGCCTGCGGCGTCGCGGTGTCCGGTTTTTTGCTGCAGAAGTCGGCGAAGGAAGCTGCCCTCGTTGCGTAGAAGATGCCATGGCCGACCTGGCCGTGGTCTTTCACTGGGCGCCGGCGGACATGGACCCGCTGGCCCTTTCTGATCTGATCGAATGGCGCGAGCGGGCCAGAACACGCTGGGAGCTGAAGCATGGCCAATGACTTGAAGATGGAGGTGATCCTCCAGGCCATTGACCGAGCCACCCGGCCGATCCGCGCCGTCACCCAGGGGAGCGTCGGCCTCGGCCGCGCCCTCAAGGACTCCCGCGACCAGCTCAAGACGCTGCAAGCGCAGCAGAGCGACATATCTAGCTTCCGCACCCTCAAGTCCCAAACTGAGCAAACCGGCCAGGCCCTGCAGGCGAGCAGGGACACGGTGCGCCAGCTTTCCCGCGAAATGCAGGATCACCAACGCACCATCGCCCCCCTGCAAGCCAGCTACAACGCCGTCGCAGCCCAATCGGACAAACTCAGCGCCGAGCACAAGGCCCTAACACAACAACTGCGCGAAACCCGCCAGGAGTCACGCGCTGCCAACCAGACATGGCAGCAGAACCGTCTGCGCATCCGCGAGCTTGGTCAGCAGCTGGGAAGCACCGCTACCCCAACGAAGAAGCTCCGCGACGAGTACGCAGCCCTGGTCGCGAAGCAAAAAGACCAGCTTGTTCTGGTGCGCGCCCTCACCGACCGGCAAAAGACCCTCAGCCAGCAGCACCGCGAAAGCGCCGCTAACACCCGTCAGCACAAAGAGCGGGTCGGCGAACTATCGGCACAGCTCCGCGAGGCTAAGGAGCCGCTGCAGGGCCTAAACCGGGCGTTCCGGGAAGGTGTGCGCGAAGCCTCCGCCCTCAAGCGGCAGCACCAGGAACAGCAGGTACAGCTCCAGGGCCTGCGCAACAAGCTCGGCGCCGCTGGCATCAGCACGCGCAACCTCAGCCAGCACGAGCGTGACCTGCGCCAGCGCATCGAACAGACCAACCAGACCATCACCGAGCAGGGCCGGCGCATGCAGCGCCTGACCGCGCAGACCAAGCAGCTCGCGATGGCCCGGGCTCAGTACGACAAGACCCAGCAGCTCGCCGGCAGCATGGCCGGCGCCGGTGCAGGCTCTGCCGCGGCTGGGGCCGCCATGGGCGTGCCGGTGCTCAGCACCGTGCAGAGCTACATGGGCTTCGAGGACGCCATGGCGGGCGTGGCCAAGCAGGTGGAAGGCGCCCGCGACGGCAATGGGCAGCTCACCAGCACCTACTTCGAGATGGCAGACGCCATCAAGGCCATGGCCGAGCGCATCCCCATGGCCACCACCGAAATCGCCGCCCTGGTGGAAGGCGCGGCGCGCATGGGCGTGACCGGCAAGGACAACCTGCTGGCGTTCGCCGAGGTAGCTGCCAATGCCGCCACCGCGTTCGAGCTGCCGGCCGACCAGATCGGCGAGAACCTCGCGCGCATCGCCGACCTGTACAAGATCCCGATCCAGAACGTCAGCCAGCTGGGCGACGCCATCAACTACCTGGACGACAACGCCAAGTCGAAGGGCGCGGACATCATCGAGGTGCTGCAACGCACCGCGGGCGTCACCGCCTCGGTGGGCATGAGCTACAAGGACGCCGCCGCCCTGGGCTCGACCTTTCTCACCCTGGGCGCCACCGCCGAGGTGGCCGGCACCGCCACCAACGCGATGATCCGCGAGCTGGCGATCGCAACACAGCAGCCCAAGCGCTTCCAGGCCGGGCTCAAGGCGCTCGGGCTTGAGGCCGAGGCGCTGCAGAGCGGTATGGCGGAGAACGCGACGGGCACGCTGCAGCAGGTTCTGGACGCCATCAATAAGCTGCCCAAGGCCGAGCAGCTCGGCGTCACGACGCAGCTGTTCGGCAAGGAGTTCGGCGACGACGCCGCCAAGTTGGCCCAGAACATCGGCGAGTACCGCCGTCAGCTGGACATGGCCAACTCCACCGCCGGCTCGGGCTCCATGCAACGCGAAGCGGACATCCGCGCCGAGCTGCTGTCGGCGCGCATGGACATGGCCAAGAACCGCGCCTTCAACCTCTCGGCCACCCTGGGCGAGACCCTGCGCCCCACGCTGGTGGAGCTGTTCGAGAGCTTCAACAGCGTGATCAGCCGCGTGACCGACTGGGTCAAGGCCAACCCGGAACTCGCCGGGCAGATCATCAAGACCGTGGCCGGCGTGGCCGCGCTGGCCGCTGGCTTCGGCGCCGTCACCCTGGGCCTGGCCAGCTTCCTCGGCCCGTTCGCCATGGCGCGCTATGCGCTGACGCTGTTCGGCATCAAGGGCGCGAGCCTGGGTAGCGTTCTGCTCAACCTGGGCAAGGCCGTTCTGCCCATGGTAGGCAAGGCGATCCTGTTCATCGGCCGGGCGCTGATGATGAACCCCATCGGCCTGGCGGTGACCGCCATCGCGGCCTCGGCCTACCTGATCTACCGGAACTGGGAGCCGGTCAAGGCGTTCTTCCTCGGCCTGTGGGCGGAGATCAAGCAGGGCTTCGCCGGCGGCCTCACCGGCATCGCCACGCTGATCCTCAACTTCTCACCGCAGGGGCTGTTCTACCGCGCCTTCGCCGGCCTGATGAGCTACTTCGGCGTGGAGTTGCCAGCCAAGTTCTCCGACTTCGGCGGCATGCTCCTGGACGGCCTGGTCAACGGCATCAAGAACAAGCTCGGCGCCGTTAAGGCTGCGATCGGCGGCGTCGGCGACAGCACCGTCGGCTGGTTCAAGGAGAAGCTCGGCATCCACTCGCCGTCGCGCGTGTTCGCCGAGCTGGGCGGCTTCACCATGCAGGGCCTGGAGCAGGGGCTGGTGGGTGGCCAGGGCGGCCCGCTGGGCGCGGTCACCGCCATGGCCAAGCAACTGGCAGCCGCCGGGGCCGTCAGCTTCGGCATGAGCGGCCCGGCGATGGCCATGGACAACCGCCCGCCGCTATCCGCCGCGGCGAGCAGCGCGCCCATGGTCGTCCAGGGCGACACCTACCAGATCACCATCCACGCGGCGCCCGGTACCGACACTGCAGGCCTGCGCCAGATGTTCAACCAGCTGCTGGACGAGCGCGAGCGCGGCAAGGCTGCCCGCGTGCGCTCGGCCTTTGGCGACCAGGACTGATTAACCAGGAGAAGCAGCCCATGATGATGGCCCTCGGCATGTTCGTGTTCAGCCTGGAGACCCTGGCCTACCAGGAGTTCCAACGGCAAACGGACTGGCGTCACGGCTCCACCAGCCGCATCGGCACCAACCCGGCGCGCCAGTACCTCGGCCGCGGCGAGGACAGCATCACCCTGCCCGGCGTGCTGCTGCCCGGCCTGGTCGGCAGCCCGCTCAGCCTCGACACCCTGCGCATGATGGCCGACACCGGCAAGGCCTGGCCCCTGGTGCAGGGCGACGGCCGCATCTTCGGCCTGTGGGTGATCGAGTCGCTCAGCGAGACGCGCACCCTTTTCTTCCGTGACGGCGCCGCTCGCCGCATCGAGTTCAACCTCAAGCTGGGCCGCATCGACGACGGCCGCGTCGATCTGCTGGGCAGCCTCACCGGCAGCGTCGGCGGCATCCTGCGGGGGCTGCTGTGAGCCTGCTCAGCCAAGCCGGCGCGCTGCTCGGTGACGCGGCCAACCGCTACCGCGAGGCGACGTCCTACCCCAAGCCGATCTGCCGCGTGATGGTCAACGGCCGCGACATCACCCTCGACATCGAGCAGCGCCTGGTCAGCATCGAGCTGACCGACAACCGCGGCATGGAGGCCGACCAGCTCGACATCACGCTCAGCGACCACGACGGGCTGCTGGCCATCCCGCCCCGGGGCGCCACCGTGCGCCTTTGGCTGGGCTGGAGTGATACCGGCCTGGTGGACAAGGGCAGCTACACCGTGGACGAGACCGAGCACAGCGGCGCGCCGGACGTACTCAGCATCCGCGCCCGCAGCGCGGACCTGCGCGGTGGCCTCAAGGTCAAGCGCGAACGCAGCTGGGACGGTGCCACCCTTGGCGCCGTCATCGCCTCGATCGCCTCCGCTCATGGGCTCGCACCCGTGGTCAGCCCCATCCTGGCGGCCATTGAGCTGCTGCACCTGGACCAGGCCAACGAGAGCGACGCCAACCTGCTCAGCCGCCTGGGCCTGCAACACGACGCCATCAGCACCGTGAAAGCCGGGCGCCTGCTGTTCATGCCAGCCGGCAAAAGCACCACCGCCAGCGGCCTGAGCCTGCCCCACGTCACCCTCACCCGGGCCGACGGCGACCAGCACCGCTTCCTGCAGGCCGACCGCGACAGCTATACCGGCGTCAAGGCGTACTACTACGAGATCAACAGCGCGGAGAAGAAGGAGGCCATCGCCGGCGGCGGCGACAACCTCAAGGAGCTGCGCCACAGCTACGCCGACCAGGCCAGCGCCCTGCGCGCCGCCCGCGCCGAGTGGGGCCGCCTGCAGCGCGGTACCGCCACGCTCAGCTACATGCTGGCCAAGGGGCGCCCGGAGCTGACCCCCGACCAGACCTACAGCCTGCTCGGCATCAAGGCCGAGATCTCGGCCATCGTCTGGCTGGGCGGCAACCTGCGCCACAGCTTCACGCCGGACAGCTACACCACCAGCCTGGAGCTGGAATCCAAACTGCCCGATGGCGATGACGTGGATCTCCTGGCCGATCACGACGGCGACCACACCGGCGTCGTCGCCTGGTACCGCGAGGAGAAAACGGGAGAGCAGAAGAAACTCACCGCCGGCGACCAGACCAAGCCCAAGCGCCTCACGCACCTCTACGCGAGCAAGGCCAATGCCCAGCGGGCGGTGGATCGGGAGTGGCAGAGGATGCAAGCGGAGTGATTGAATGGGACTCCAATCAAGGAGCAACGCCCATGACCGACAGCCGCAACCCTTATGCCGACTGGCCACGCCACGTTTACCTCTTTGTCTGCGTACGCGACGGAGGCGGAATAGTGCAGTCGGCCCACTCGGTAGCCGAGTTACACGGAATTTCCATAGATGAGTTGAAGGCGGAATGCCGCAGGGCCGGTGAGGAATTTATCGCCCAGGACGGCCAGCTCGGATTGCCAGAACAACGGGTCTACGACTGGGCGCGCAGCTGAGCAACTATCAATTCGCAGGCATAAAAAAGGGCGCCAATTGGCGCCCTCGGTTTTAGCCAATTGTTAGTGCAATCTTTGAACGCCAGCGGCGTCTTCCATTCGTTGAATGTAATCCACCTTGTCCTTCTGGCTGCGCAGGTTGAATATGAAGTCCGACCCCTCGCTCAGAAGATCAATAGCTTCGGATTTATCTTTTTCATCTGCCGCACTAGCCGAGTAAACCGCATAGCACTTTGTTTCTTTGCCAAGCTCTAGCTTTGCCTTTGCCATAACAAACGACTTGAGCCCGGCTTCTTTGAACTTAACCGATGCATCACGCGCACCAAGATCGATTGTTTCAGTGATGTGGTAAACACCGTTCTTTAATGCGAAGTCAGCGCGCAAGCTGGACTTCTCGGAGATCGGGAACTTCTCGACGATACGGTGGTTGAAAATATCGTCTACAGAGTCACTGAACAGGTCGTGCTGGCGGAAGATGCTGCGTAGGTTAGTAATTATGCGTGCGCCGCGTTCTCTGGTGATGACCGGGCGAGGCGGGATCACCAACTCATTCATCAATAGGCTGATTTTTAAGTTCGCTTCTTCTCTAGTCGCAGCACTGAAACAACCCAAAGTGCTTAACTGATAAGAAT